TGAAAGGGGCGAGCAGCCCCTTTCTCGTGGATCCAGCGCGTCGAAATCGCTGGTGGTTTTCTGGTTCTCTTTTGACACCAAAAGAGAACATAGCCCTACGCTTTCAGCGTTTCGGCACACCTCCGCTCACTCTTCCGCCCTCGCTGCTGCTCAGCGTCATGGCGATGCTCCGCACCGCGATCTGTCCTTTTCCTGTCAGACGCAGCCGCATGGTGTCGTGCCGGGTCGGGACAAAGGGCAGGTTCACCTGCACCCGCCTGTCCCGGGTGTCCACCCGGCCCATCTCCTGCCACTCGCCGCCGTCGAAGCTGGCCCACAGCGTCACCACGGTCCGCTCCATGGCGTCCAGCCGCACCGTCACCCGGCTGCAATACTTGTCGTCCGGGTCTCCGAGTCCGATGTCGCCGGTCACGGCCTCGTATTCCACCGTGTCCTCTTCGCCGCCGGCTTCCCGGCTCCCGTCTGCGGCCCAGATGGCCTCTTTGTCCCAGAGGTAGAGCTGCCGCCCGGTGCTGCACATGGCCCAGCCGGTGGCGTCCTCCTCGTGCCAGAGTCCTTTCTCGGTGTCGTACACCAGCAGCCTCTGCCCGCCGGGGCTCTCGGTGTGCAGGTAGTACCGCCCCACCAGCCCGCCGGCAGCTGCTCTCGTCACATGGCTGAGGCTCTCTTCGTCCAGTGAGGCCGACACCTTGGTGGGCAGGCTGCCGTCCCACGCCATGACCCCGTCCATCGAGAGGTAGTACAGTGTCTCGTTGATGACGCAGAGGCTCTGGTGGGCGCCCTTGGCCACGCCCGAGCACTGGATGCTGCTCATCTGGTAGTCGCTGGGCTTGGTGCCGTACAGCTTGTGCAGGCCGTTCTCCTTGAAGAAAAGCACGTATCCCATGCAGGTAGCCGCGCCGGTAAAGGCCCCGTCGCTGCCCACGGTCACGGCGTAGCTGTCCGCCGCCGTGCCGCGATAGGAGAACCAGTTGGTGGCGTCGCCCAGCTTGCAGGCATAGATGACATTTTCGGTGCTCGAGCAGCCCCACACCCGGTTGTTGTGCTCCGTCAGCCAGTCCAGATCCGGCACCCGCCGCTGGGCCGTCACGTCTGGGAAAGGCCCGTCGAAGGTCTGGGTGGTCTTGCCGTCCATGGCCGTCCACACCACGCTCTGGCCCGTCACCGCACAGGTGCCGTAGTACAAAACGCTCTCGATGTCCGGCGCAATGGAGAGGATCACGGAGTCCCCGGCCACGTCGTCCACCGCCACATCCCCGCCGAAATCGGCAGAATAAGCGTTCTTCACCACGCTGGGGATGCCCGTCAGGGTCACAGTGTCCCCAGCCTTGAACGCTTTGCCCAGTCCCTCGCAGGTCACACGGCAGTAGTTCAGCAGGATGTTCTGCCACCCGCCCGCCGTGCTGTAGAGCTTCAGGGCGTCGCGGTAGCTCCACGGGGCATCCTCGGCCTGCTTGAGCCAGACGTCGCCGTTCTCGGGGTTTTCCGGCTCGGTCGCGCCGAATTTGTTCGGCGTGTACACCACGCCCGCAGCGTCGCAGGGGGTCACAGTCAAGCTTTTGCCTCCCTGCTGCCAGCCGGACCCCAGCGCACTCAGCGTCCCCGCTGCGGCGTCAAAGGACATCTTATCCGGCCAGATGAGCACCTTGGTCCCCATGCCCACCATCTTCTTCTCGCTGTCCGTCAGGGCGTCCTTCAGCTCCACGGTGTCGCTGCCGTCGTCCGGGGCATACCGCAGGGTCGTGCCTTCCACGGTCAAAAGGCCGTTCAGGTGGTACATCCCGTTCATTCCGGCTGCGTCCCGCACCTTCCGCCGGGGCTTGCGGGTCTCGAGGGCCGGGTATCCCCGCGAAGAAAAGTTTTTCTCCTTGCTCAGCTCTGCCTCGCTGCAGGCATACCCCTCGTTCAGCCCGCCGAACACCCGCAGCAGCTGCCGCTGGCTGGTTATCTGATTTAAGTTCATGTTACTATCCTTCTGCCCTCTGTCGCAGGGCACTCCATTTTATGACACATCAGACTTCAGGTATCCAGTTCAAAGTTGCCCGGCCTGCCAAGGCCTCCCCTCGATAGGGGAGGTGGCACGCCGTCAGGCGTGACGGAGAGGTTCTTCCCCGTTCCAGCGCTCTTTCATTCACGTCATCAGCCTCCCGCCGCCTACCGGCATATAATTTCGCCTCACCCACGCCGCAAACTCCTGCACATAGCTCGTGTAGAGCTGCAATTCGTTCGCCGCCCGGGCTGTCTCGCCGAGGGCGAGGTCCATCTGCGCCGCCAGCCAGTTGGGGTAGAGCGCTTCCGCCGCGCCGTCTGCCAGCAGCGGCGTGTCGTATTCCAACCCCTCCTCCCACAAAATGTCCGCGCCGCGGCCCTCAAAGTCGCTGCCGGTGTCGCTGCGCTCCACCACGTTCCGCCGCAAGCCGCTGTCGGCCTGCCGCAGCCACAGCTGCTTCATCTCGTCCGAAAAGCTGTTGTTCGGCCTCAGCTCGTCGGCCATCCGTATCGCTTCGCCTGCTGTCATAAAACCTCCAAAACAAAATCCCCCGGCGCAGCAAGCGCCTGCAAGCTGTACCGGGGGAAATATCAAATGGTCATCATCTGCGTACCGGCCGCCGCCTGCATGGCCTGACTCTTCCGGGCCGCCTCGGCGTCCTGCTTGATGCTGTGCTCCAGCACCTCGGCCACAGCCTTCGGCACCTTCACGTCGATGCCGCGCTGGATGAGGTAGCTGTCGCCGTTGACGCCCACGAACACCGGCGCCGCGTAGCGGTCGTCGTCCTTAAACAGGTGGATGGTCACCATGCCGTCGTCCTTTGCTTCGGCCTTTGCTTCGGCCTTTGCTTCGGCCATCGCCTCGGTCTTCTCCACAGTCTCCACCGCGTTTTCCACGGCCTGGGCCGCAGCAGTCTCTTTCTTAGTCGCCATAGTATCCTTCTTTCTGCCCTCTGTCGCAGGGCTATTCCTTTTGCGCTATAGCCTCTCCCTTTGGGAGAGGTGTCACCGTAGGTGACGGAGAGGGCAAGCCCGTTGCGATAGCGCTATCATGCGTCGATAAGCAGGCTCTTTGTCAGAGCCATACTATCCGCCGCGTCCATGCCTATCTGTCAGCATCCTTGCCCTCTCAGGCCACTTCGTGTCCAGCTCTCCCAAAGGGAGAGCCATCAGAGGTGTGTTAGTTCGCCTTCGCCTTCGCGCTGTACTTCGGGCTGACGCTCTCGATGCGCACCATGTACTGCTCACACAGCCGCTCTGCGGTCTTGATGGCCTTCCAGCCCACGGACGCGCGCTGGTTCAGCGGGTCTTCGCCCTCGCCCAGCTGCTTGACGATGTGCTGCAGGCCGCCGCCCTCCACCTCGGTCACGGCGTAGGCGTGAGCCGCCAGCACCAGAGTGCCGAACACGGCCAGACTGGTGGGGCAGCCGGTGCCGGTCCAGATCTTCGCCTCGCTGGTCTCGATGAAGCGCACACCGGCCAGCTTGCCGATCTCGCCGTTGTAGATGTTCTCGGGGGTAGAGTACTTGTGGACATCGATCCACTCCGGGTTGCGGCGCAGGTCATAGGCCACATAGGGGTGGACGATGGCCACGTAGCTCTCGCCGATGGCGTCGGCGTTCTGGGCCTTCAGGGCGGTGGCCGCCTGGTCGATAAGATCCGGCGTCAGCACGCTGGCGGTGGTCAGATTGGCGCGGCTGGTCACGGCAGTGTCGCCCGCCGGCGCGTAGATGACGTTGGTGCCGCCCGCCAGCACCTCGCGGGTCACGGTGTCCAGCGTACGGCCTGCCTGAGATGCCAGTACCTTGGTGGCCTGGGTGATGTTGTTGTCGATGGCGGTCAGCTGCAGCACGTCGGTGATGGCTGCCCAGCCGCCGTACTGCTTCACGGTGGCGGTCATAGGGGTGACGGTCAGGGCCTGAGCGTTGGGGGTCACGCCCTCGGTCAGAGGCTCGGTGGCCTTGGGCAGGCTCTCGTACTTGCGGAACTCGATGGTCTTGCCGTTGTTGGCCGGGATGGGGTACTTGTCGCCGAACTGGTCATGCACCAGCAGCGGCTCCGCCTGGTCCAGCAGACGCTTCTCGTAGTAGGTCTTCATTTCGGCGCTCATGCCGGTCGCGCCGGTGTGGTTTGCAGGCTGCGCAAACAGCTGCAGATTCATGTGGTTCTTCATGTTTCTTACTCCCTTCGTTTACTCTTGTGCTTTATTGAGAGACTTCTGCTTCCCGGATTTTCCTTTAAGAAAGGCTCCCCTGTCAGGGGAGCTCCGTTCTCGCGCGGCGTCGGCCGACGGGAACGGTGAGAGGTTTTCTTCCGGTCAGCAGCGCCTTTCGGTTAAAAAGTGATGATCTGTCCCCGCATGGCCCGGCGTTCCAGCTCTTCGCACTGCTGGGGCGTCAGCTTGGAGACGTCAGTCTTCAGCACCGCCGCGCCGCCGGGGTTGGTGCCGTTCTCGCTGGGCCGTGCGCCCCGCTGGCGGATCCGGGCTTCCACGCCCTTCTCTACGGTCTTGGCCGTCTGGGTGGTGCGCCGGGCCATGATGTCGTCAAAGTAGCGGGCCTTGTAAGCGTCCTCCATCTTCACGCCCAGCTTGAGCATCTGAGCAAAATCCGGGTCGGCCAGCGCCATCTTGATGTCAAAGCCCGGGTCCTCGGCCCGGATGCGCTCCGCAGCGGCGTCCCACTCCTGCTGGATGGCTTCCATCTTTGCGGCCTCCGCCCGCTGCTGCTCGGCGGCGCGGTGCTTGGCGTTCTCGCTTTCCAGCGCGTCCATCTCCTTGGCCAGCTGGACGCTGATGCCCTTCTTCATGGCCATGTCTTCGTAGTAGGCGTCGTCCTTCACCACGCCGCCCTCCACGGCCGCAGCCAGTGCCTCGTAGTCGCCGGGAGCAGTGCCGTACTTCTGGCCCAGAGCGTTCAGGATACGCCCCACCGGCCCCTGCTCGTTCAGGATGCTGTCGTAGGCTTTCTGGGTGGCCTGCACGATCATCTCGCCAAACTCCCGGTTGTACTCGCCCCGCATCAGTTCGCCGAAGGCCTTCCGGTGTGCCTCCGGGTCGGTGCTGCTCTTGTCTGCCGCACCGTCCTGTTCCTCGCCTTCAGCAGCATCTTCCTCCGCGCCCGGCTCTTCCGCCGGGCTCAGCATCTCATCCACCTCGGCGGCAGCAGCCTCCCGGCCTTTGCCCTGGACGGGGGCAGACGCCGCCTTTTCTGCCGCCGCAGGGGCGGCACCATCGCCGCCAGCGCTGCCGTCACCCGCACCGTCGCCGCCCTCCGCAAACAGCTGCAAATCGAAAGGCTCCCCCGGGTTGCGGCTCCCGGCGTCTGCTGCGCTCTGCTTGCATCCTGCCGGCCGCGGCCCCAACAGCTCCTCCCTGCTTCTGCCGCAGGCAGCGGTCGTCGCCGTTGCCGCAAACAGCTGCAAATCGAAAGGCTCCGCTGCATCAGAAGCAAACAGCTGCAAGTCCACCGCCGGGCTGCACTTGCATCTTTTCTTGAAGTTCACATTCTCCGGGTACTGTCCGGCCAGCAGGTCCAGACCGTCGGCCACAAGCTCAAACTTGTCCCGCATGAGGACGCTGTCGCCCGCCTCTACGCTCACCACCGGGCCGTCCTTGCCCTGATAGATGCAGCTCGAGGTGTGTTCGTCCTCCGCAGCGCTGTACGCCAGCGTCTGCATCAGACAGCTCACAGCCGCGCATACGATGTCCTGCCCCGCCGGGGCATATCCCGCGTGGCCCTCGGCCCTCATCGTCAGCTTCCCGCCCTCCGGGTCTGCTTCGTAGATGATTTTGATCATGTAGAACCTCCTCACTTATTCGGGTTGTTGATGTTCATCGCCCTCTCGGCAGCCTTCGTGGCCAGCGGGTTGGTCCCGCCGCCCACCTGTCCGCCCAGAGAGTTCGTTACCGTCTTTGCGCTGGCCTCTCCGCCGCCGCCTCCGCCGGTCATGGCAGCGGCCGCAGCACCGGCCTGTTCGCTCAGGTTCGAGCC